CCACATGGTGAGTGGCCTGCGCCGGTTCCGGACGGCCTATGTGGAGGTGCCGCGAAAGAACGGGAAATCGACACTGCTGGCCGGGGTTGGGCTCTACTTCCTCGGCGCGGATGGCGAGCCGGGGGCCAAGGTCTATTCGGCGGCGGCCTCGACGCACCAGGCGCGGATCGTGTTTGACGCCGCGCGGGTGATGGCGCTGACGGGGGAGTTCGAGGGCACCGGCCTTGATGAGCTCTTGGGGCTCACGATCGAGGAGCATAAGATCAAGACGCCGGATCCGGCGGCAGTGTTCCAGCCGATTGCGAGCCAGACCAAATCGAAGGACGGCAAGAACCCGCATTGCGCGATCGTCGACGAGCTCCACGAGCACGAAAAGCGCGATGTCTGGGACTCGATGGCCTCGGCTCTGGGGGCGCGGGAGCACCCGCTGCTGATCGCGATCACCACGGCGGGCTATAACACGGCCGGGATCTGCTATGAGCAGCGCAAGTATGTGCAGAGCCTTCTGGACGGGGCGCGGTCGAATGAGCGTTACCTGGGGCTGATCTTTGAAGCCGATGAAGGCGATGAGCCGGGCGATCCCGCGACCTGGGAGAAGGCGAACCCCAGCCTCTACTCGGCCAAGTCGCTGGAATACATGCAGGACGAATGGGAGAAGGCCACGGCCAGCCCGGCGGCGATGGGGGAATTCCTGCGCAAGCACCTGGACATCTGGACCAGTGTGGGGGCTGCGGCGCTGGATATGGATGCCTGGCGCGCCAGCGAGGATCCGGGGCTGCGGCTTGCGGATTTTGCCGGGTGCAAGGCGTATCTCGGCGTGGATCTGGCGACGAGGCGCGATCCGGCCAGCGTGACGCTGGTTATCCCCGATGAGGGCGATCCGGCCAAGGGGCCTCTCAAGGTCTTCAGCTGGCACTTCCTGCCGGAAAAACTGGTCGAAGCGCCGGGCAATGAGCACCTCTGGGGCTGGGCCAAGGATGGCTTTATCCGCACGACGCCCGGGGCGGAGCTCGATCTGCGCATCGTGGAGGCGCTGGTTCTGCAGTTGGCGGGGCTCGGGGATGACAGCTGGGGCTGGGGGCACCTGCCTGCGCTTGATATCGAGATGGTGATTTATGATGCGCTCTTTGCAGCGCAGATGGCGGCGGCCTGGGAGGCTGCTGGCATGACAGCGGTGGAGCTGCGCTCGCGTGCTTCGAACCTCAATGAACCCTTCAACAAGCTGATCGCGGCGGTGGATGATCGCCGGCTGATCAATGACGGCAATCCGGTTCTGACCTGGATGGCTGGCAACACGCTGCTGAAGCAGGTCCAGGGGGGCGACTACATCTATCCGGCCAAGCTGGTGCCGGAGGACAAGATCGACGGGATCGTTGCTCTGATCAACGCGCTCTGGCCGCTGAGCCAGGTGCCGGAGGACACGGGCGATGAAGACCGGCGGAACAGTTTTTTCCAGGCACTTGGCATGCCGCAGGGAGCGTAACAAATGGGTCTGATCAGCAAGGCGCTGTCCTCTGTCGGGTTGCAGCTGAAATCTGAAAGCAGCGTGAAATGGACCGATGGCCGCGCGCAAGGCGGCGGCAGTGAGGGGCATGTGGGCAATGCAGGCGAGGTGGTGAGCGCGCGCTCCAGCCTGAGCCTCTCGGCGGTCTGGGGTTGCGCCAACCTGATCAGCGGCACGCTGTCCTCGCTGCCCTTCGAGGTGCAGCGCCGGGATAGTGATGGCTTCACGGAAACGGATCCTGGCCATCCGCTCCATGCAGTGATCCATGAAAGCCCGAACTTTGACCAGACGGCGCTGGACTTCTGGGACTTCATGAACCTGTCGATCGAGCTCTGGGGCAATGCCTATGCCTCGGTGCAGCGCCGGGACGGGAAGATCGTGGCGCTTTACCCGGTGCATCCGGAGGCGATGGCGGTGCGGCGGCTCGGGAGCGGGCGGATTGAATACCGCTGGAGTGATGGCGGCAAATCCTTCGTGCGGCTGGACCGGGATGTGTTCCATATCCGCGGGCCGGGCGGCAATGCGCTCGGGGGCATGTCGACGCTGCGCTTTGGGGTGCAGGCCTTCTCTTCGGCGCTGGCGGCGGACCGGGCGGCGGCGGGCATGTTCCGCAACGGGCTGCGTCCTTCGGCTCTGATCAAGTTCAAGGAATGGCTGAGCGCACCGGAGCGGGAGGCGGCGGAGAAGATCGTCGAAAAGTACCTGGGCGCTGTGAACTCGGGCAAGCCGTTCATTACCGAAGGTGGGATGGAATACGATCATCTGAGCATCTCGCCGGAAGATGCACAGATGCTGGAGACGCGGCAGTTCTCGGTCGAGGAGATCTGCCGGTACTTCCAGGTTCCGCCCGCGCTCATTGGGCATGCGGGGGCCTCGACGGCCTGGCCGACCAGCGTGGATCAGCAGGTCCTGATGTTCACCAAGTTCTACCTGCGCCGCCGGGTGAAACGGATCGAGCAGGCGGTGAGGAAACAGCTGCTGACCCCGGCGGACCGGGCAGCGGGTGTGAGCGTTCGGATCAACATGGACGGGCTGATGCGCGGGGACAGCGCCAGCCGGGCGGCGTTTTACCAGATCATGGTGCAGATCGGCGCGATGACGATCAACGAGGTGCGCAAGCTGGAGGGGCGGCGGCCTGTGGCGGGCGGCGATGAGGTGCGCATGCAGATGCAGAACATTCCGATCACGGAGACAGGAGAGGGCTGATGGTGGTGGAGACGAAGGATATGGCGGTTGATCTGACGGCTGCCGCGGACAGTGGCGCGATTGAAGGCTATGCCAGCCTCTTCGGGATCGAGGACCAGGGCGGCGATATCGTGGCGCCGGGTGCCTATGCCGCGAGCCTTGCCAAGCTGACGCAGGACGGGCGCCGGGTGAAGATGCTCTGGCAGCATGATCCGGCGCAGCCGATCGGGGTCTGGGATGAGGCGCGCGAGGATGAGCGCGGTCTCTGGGTGAAGGGTCGGATCCTGACGGAGGTGGCCAAGGGCCGCGAGGCGCAGGCGCTGATCAAGGCGGGATCGATTGACGGGTTGTCGATCGGCTACCGGACAGTGAAGGCGCAAAAGCAGAGCGGCGGGCAGCGGCTCTTGCAGGAGCTGGAGCTTTGGGAGGTCTCGCTTGTGACTTTCCCGATGCTGCCTGAGGCGCGGGTGGCCGCGAAATCCGAGGTGCCCGCGCAGGTATTGGATAAGCTCCGGGCCGGGGACCGGCTGACGGAGCGGGAGTTTGAACGGATGGCCAAGGGAATTGGCCTTTCAAACTCGCAGGCGGAGCGTGCCGCGCGCATCCACCTGAAGGGGCAGGGGGAGCCTGCCACAGCGGAAAGCGAGGCGGTGTCGTTTTATGCCGCGATGCTGGGTTCCTGACCCACAGATAACCCTAACATTTATAGGAGGTTCCCCATGTCGGGAGAAACCAAGACCGCTGCAGAGCTGGCAGCGGAAACGAAAGCTGCGTTCGATCGTCAGTTCGACGCGGTGAAAGCCATTGCCGAGGATGCCCTCGGGAAGGCGCAGGCCGGTGAAGAGCTGGGCCGGTCGGTCAAGGAAAAGGCCGATGAGGCCCTGGTGGAAATGAACGGCCTCAAATCCACGCTGACCGAGCTGGAGCAGAAGCTGGACCGCGATGGTGGTGCAGCCGGGACCGAGCACAAGACCGTCGGTCAGCAGTTTGTTGAGAGCGATGAGTTCAAGTCCTTCGGAGAAGACGGGTTCGGTCGCAATTCCAAGGCGCGGATGGAGCTCAAAGCCTCGCTGACGCTGGCGACCACGGATACCGATGGTGCGGTCGGGGCCGGGGTTGGTGCAACGCGCCTTCCGGGCATTCAGGAGATGCCGCAGCGGCGGATGACGGTGCGCGATCTGCTGTCGCCGGGCCGGATGGATGGCAATACGCTGGAATATGTGCAGGAGACGGGGTTCAACAACAACGCCGCGCCTGTTGCCGAAGGCGGCCCGAAGCCGGGGTCGGACATCAAGCTCACTGAGAAATCCACCGGGGCCAAGGTCATCGCGCATCACATGAAGGTGTCGCGCCAGGCGCTGAGCGATGTATCGCAGCTGCGCTCGATGATTGACCAGCGCCTGCTCTATGGTCTGGACTTCAAGGAAGAGGTGCAGATCCTGAATGGTGATGGCACCGGGCAGAACCTGCATGGGATCATCCCAAATGCGACGGCCTATGCGCCTGCCTTTGCAGTCGGGGCAGAGACGGTGATCGACAAGCTGCGGCTGGCGATGCTGCAGGCGGCGCTGGCGGAATATCCGGCGACGGGGCATGTGCTGAACCCGATCGACTGGGCGCGGATTGAGCTCACCAAGAACGCCAACGAGGATTACATCATCGGCAATCCGCAGGGCAGTGCGCAGCCGATGCTGTGGCGTCTGCCGGTGGTTCAGACGCAGGCGATCACGGTGGACAAGTTCCTGACCGGGGCGTTCCGCATGGGTGGCCAGGTCTTTGACCGCTGGGATGCCTCGATCGAGACCGGTTATGAAAACGATGACTTCACCCGGAACATGGTGACGATCCTGGCCGAGGAGCGCCTGGCGCTGGCGATCTATCGCCCGGAGGCCTTCATCTACGGGGATCTGGGCTTTGTTGCCTGATCCGGAGTGATCTGAGCCATCAGGGGCGCGCAGTTTTGCGCGCCCTTTTCTTTTGAAAGAGCGGGAGAAAGCCCATGAAATACATCGTCAAACGTCCGCATCAGGGCGACCAGTGGTACAATGAGGGGGACGCGCGGGAGGCGGATCCGCGCGATGTGGCGCACCTGGTGGCGCGCGGCGTGCTTGTTCTGCCCGAAGAGGAAGAGGCTGCAGAGGCGCTGGAAGATCCGGAGGGCCGCAAGGCCAGCCCGGGTCCTGAGGTCAAGGCCTCCGAGCCTGCTGAAACCAAAGGGCAGGAGTAAGCCGCGATGTGGCTGGAACGGCTCTCTGGCGGCAATGCGGCGCTGATCACGCTTGCGGATGCAAAGGACAAGCTGCGGATCCTCACGCCGGAGGGGGAAGATCCGGAGCTTGATGCGGAGATCACCCGGGCCATTGCTGCGGCTTCAACGCATCTGGATGTGGATGGCGATGGCTTTGGCGGCGTCGGCTTTCCTCTCGTGTCGCAGCAATGGGTGCGCAAGGGGGCGGGGTTCACCAGTGATCTGCTGCGTCTGCCGTTTGCGCGGATCGACTCGGTGGATGCGGTGCGCTGCCTGCAGGAGGACGGATCCAGCCTGACCGTCCCGCCTGAGGAATACATCCTTGTCGGTTCCGGTCGCGTCCGGCGCATAGACCTGCTGCCGGGCAAATCCTGGCCATCCCATGCGGCGCGCCCCGATGCGGTGGAGGTCGAGTTCACGGCGGGCTTTGCCACCGCTGAGGATGTGCCGGAGGATATCCGGGCGGCGGCGCGTGAGCTGGTGAAGCTCTATTATGATCACCCGCTGGCGGATGCGGCTCTGGGTATTCCGGAGCAGGTGCAGCGCGGGGTGGACCGGCTGACCCGTCGCTACCGGGCCTTTGCAGGATGAAGGCCGGATCGGCGCCGCGGCTGGATCGGCGGATTACCTTTGTGATGCCGAAGACTGTGCCACTTGGTTTGGGTGAAACCAAAATTGACGGCTGGGATCTGGTCGCGGATGAGCGCGCTGAGTTCACGGCCATCAGTGATGCTGAAAAGCTACGTGCTGCCGCAGTGGAAAGGAAATCTGATGCGAGGTTTGTTGTCCGCTGGTCGCGCCAGTTGGCCGCGTTGGACAGCACGGCACAGATTGAGTTCGACGGTAGCCGTTGGGAAATCACCGGAATGAAGGAGATTGGACGCTCCAAGTGGCTGGAATTCACGACCTGGTGCATTGTTGGTCCGGGGAGCTGATATGAGCATGAAGCTGAAGATAGAGGGGGCAGGTGA